CCCAGCTTGTTTTGAAAGCCGCTTTCAGTTTTGCAACGTGTTCTGGAGACCTTGGTTTGGCATTGGCTATCCTAAGATTGGCGAGTCTTTTTTCTTCCATCTCTGGAACGCCTCGACCAAAGATTGGCATTTTGGCTGTATGTGTGATCATGTGTGCTTTGACAGATGTGTGGTTGATTCGTTCAAAGAAAATATCTCACTTTTTATTTGACTCAGACATCGCAATAGCTATGATGTCCAGTATGAAACTTAAAGAATGTCCTCATTGCAAAAACGAATTTAAACCAAGACGAACCAGCCACAAGTATTGCTGTCGGAGTTGCCAGTCTTACGACATTGCCAAAAGATTTGGAAAACAGCGCGGCCTTAAACGCCGAAACGGAAAAACGTTGGAATGCAAAATTTGTGGCAAATCTTTTTATGCGCCGAAATACAGGCTTAAGACTGCATTGTATTGCTCGCGCCGTTGCATCGTATTGGCTCATCCAGAGATCACAAAAAGGGCTCAACTTGCCAGTCCTGTTATTGCTCGCGCTGGAAAGTGCGCTCCAAGGAAATACAAATCGATAGTTGTTGATGGCAAACAAATTAGAGAACATCGCCACATTATGCAACTTCATCTTGGAAGAAAGCTGGAAAGATGGGAGCATGTTCATCATATCAACGGAGATGGAATGGACAACAGGATTGAGAACTTGCAAGTTTTGAGCAATGCTGAACACCAAAGGTTGGAACTTTTAGCATTCAGCAAACGCTAGTTATTTCTTTTTATTCTTCTTGCTCATACCAGCAGAACTCAAGGCAATTGCTTGGGCCTGCTTGCGCGAGGTGACTTTCTGGCCAGAACTGCTTTTGAGCTTGCCACTGCCGTACTCGCGCATGACCTTGCTGATCTTTTTCTCTCCTTTGGATTTCTTCATATTATGCTGCTATTTCTAGTTGGTTGTTGGTTGCTTGCGGCGTTTCGACGCCCAAGAGTTTACAGATGTATCGGATATGGAAGCACTCTTTGCGGAAGTGATAGCCAGAACAAGTGCAGGAACATCCCGTGATGTCTCCTCTCTTGTCGGTAGCGAATTCCACCAAGTAGTAGTCTTCGCGATGAGACCGACTTTGAACAAGGAATGATCCCTTATCATGCGACAGAACTTCGATGCCGCATCCTCCATAATTAGTCATTATTTGGTTCGGGACTCTTGAGGGATTCGGCCTTGCTTGCCCCGAAACCAAGTTGTTCGGGGGTATACGCCGTGATGGGCATGGCTGAGATGTGGCCTTGGCGGTCTGCCTGAATGAATAACGTGGTCGCAATTCCCTGACGATGCTGTTCGGGAAGGTTGAGTTCCACCGCAATGTCGTTGGCCTTCTTGACGCACAGACGCATCAGATTTGCCGCCTGACAGAGGAACTGCTTGGCCTCCTTGTCCCTGTGGACTGGGGCCGTAATAACCGTTTCTACGGGCTTCTGGGGCATATTGGACTGACTCTGCAACTCGCTTTTGCTGGTTGCGGCGGGCAGGCTGGAAGCGGGCACCCCAGCAGGCTGAATCTCCATGGAATCGGTCTTCTGCTTGGAGTTACCAGAAGCAATCAAGACCACCGACTTACCCACATACTGCTGGAACTTGGATGCGATGTCGCGATTCTCTGTGAAATACACATGGACTACGCCATCCACAATCAATTCGATAACGCACAATTGGTTGTTTTTCACCCATTTCGGGGCAGATTTGACGGCGACCAGCTTGGGTCCGTTTTTCGCAAGCGTGGAGTGGTAGAGTGGTGGTGATTTAGGTTGGTTGGATTGATATGCCATATTGGATAGAGTTTCAAATAGATCCGACAACCCAGCTTGTCAAGCGTTCAAAAAAAGCGGGGCCGAGTTTTTAGCCCGACCCCGCCCCACACACATGAAAACAGGAAGACGAATGCCTTCCAAGTGCGTAACTTATCACCTTTGTAAATCTATGCAAGCGGAAAATCATCTTGCTGCCCAACCTTTTTTAGAGTAAGTTTTCGGGATTCCATGGCTGATTATCCTCCTATTGACAGGTCATACGTTGTTTCTTATGCGGCAAATGATCGCGACTTCCCCGTAATTGGGATTAAAAGAGACCCAAGAACTGCTGGCTACAAGGTTCCCGAGGATCTCAGCCCCCACCCCGACTCCAAGCGGTATCCCAACCATGTCTTCACGGGGGCACAGCCATCCGCTGGAGACCAGATTGTCACCCACGTTTACGAGATCCTTCCCGCCCCCTACGTTCCGTTTACCCGCTACGATGACGATCTAGGCCCGATCCAAGGGCGGCGGCGTTCAGTCAAGAACGAGGGACAGGTTGCCCGACTTGGCCCTGACCAAAGGGTAAACTACGAGGCCCGCGAGGGTTCTGCCATTGTCTATACCGAGATTGAGGAAGCTTGGTCGATTGAAACTGATGATGATGGCAACTCTCTGTTTCCTATTCGGGATCGGGATTTTTATGACGCCTCTCGCGGCCCTGTCCAAGAACGCCGCCAACTCTTTGTCCCCACAGGCGAGGAGCAGGGAACCTTGGAAAACGTCAACGGGGTTATTACCCAAACCTCCTACGAACCCTACAACGAATATCTTTCGATCAAGGTTGTTCAGACCTATTCGGTGGACGGCCCGCAACTGGTCGGCAAGACCACCAACAATGAGGGTCAGCTAGTCACCGTCACCACCCAACGCAAGGGGGCACTCAACTACTCCACCCCCAATCCCACCGCCACCAAGACTGTCGAGGTTTCCCGCGAAGATGCCGAGTCTCTGGTTGAGCGTGTAGTGGACTCTCCTCGCGTTTTTGCTGGAGAGGCCATAACTATTGAAAAGCCAGACAATGTTCCTCCCAAATTTAGGGCAACGATACCAACTCAAACAGTAGAAGAGTCCGTTGCTGGAACCGTGGAAACTCCAGAACTTTCTATAAATGAAATTTCAAAGAGCGAGCAACAGGTTACGGAATTTGTCAAAAGGGTCAGAACAACCAATAGGTCAAGCTCCGTTATTCCAGAAGAACCGCTTCTGCCCGCTGGGAATGCTGGGTTTGTGGGCCAAAACTCACAACAGATTACTGGAGCGGAATTTGTCACCGAGCTTGGCGGTGGATTTGCCAACGTCATTGAAACCTATCCATTTGTAAAGTTTACCGACTACAAAAACATCAAGCCAGAGTTCGGAACAATATCCGATCAGATTGAGGATCTGGGTGACGGAACTACCGTTAGAAGGCAAGTCAAGCTTCCGAAGTCGGATTACATCTCTGGAGAAAGCAGCGACTTTTGGAATGACGGCGGCAATCTTTTTGTCGGCCCGTCTCTACCAATCTTAAATGGACAGGACTATGATGAAGAGCTTGATATTGTTATACCTTATAAACAAGTTGTTGCGGAGCCATCTCAAAAATCACTTGTAGAAGGTGAGAGACGTAGGGTCACTCCAAGAGACGTTGTTCATTCGGTTGTTCAGAAATACAATCTTGAAGACGTTCAAGCATCGCTTGATGCATACTACTGGGAAATCCCAGACATGATTGCAATAAGCCTTCCCAATAAACTCAAAGAAGCTTTTGTCGTTTACAGTTATTCTACCGCAGAAGAAACCAGCCCAAGTGCATCTGGAGATACCTACAGCTATAGTCAAAGCAATCGCGGTTCCATTAAGGGAGATATTATCTTCAAAATAGAAGAAGGATTTTCTGGAAATATACCAGTTACGAGATGCATATTCTTTTTGGAAAAAAGTAAATCATCTTCGGATTTTGTTTTAGAGAGAGTGAGGCAAGAAAGAGGAAACAACAATATAAAGTTTTGGCCGAACGCAAGACCCGCCTCGCATGAAATTGTTTTATTCGGAAGAGAGTATTCTAAAGATAGTTCAACCTCTGTTTCTTTTGATTCTGCCGCAACCTCCTCTTCAAATTCCAGTTCTATAGTTGCAAGCAGGGCATCCATACCGCCAACAATCCATGATAGAATAAATATTTTTGGAGATGATAATTTTAATGGTCAAATTGATTCTGGCGAAAGCGGACTATTAATAGATGTGAATCCAACATTTCTGCCAGCAACGGAATACCCCCAGTTTCCGACTGGAGAATTCATCTACCAAATCAATGCATCTCCCTACAAGTTTAGCTATGTCAGGGTGGACGCCTTGGTTGTCAACATAACCGCAGACTACGTTTAATGAATAACAGCAATTGGGTTCCCTACAAGATCCCGCCATGTCCAGAGCCAGAAGACAAGATTTACGCACTTTCAATCAAAGACGGTGCCACCCCCGATAAAAACCCAAGTCAGTTTCTTGAATGGAAAGAAATTCTTCCTAGGGGCGAAGATAAGGGCGACCTTCTTTATTGGGATCCAGCAGAAGGAGAAGGGGGAGAATGGGTCATTCTTCCGCCCCCATCAGGCACTGACACAAAAGTTCTGGCCTCAAATGGCGGTGTTCCATACTGGTTGGGAACAGAAGAATGTGACTAATGGCCACAGTAAAGCTACAAAACGGAAAGGTAGTAACAAAGGGCGGGCTTGTGTCCTGCGAGTGCTGTGTGCCACAGGTTTTGTTTGAGCAAAAACAGGCCAGCACATCCTGCGAAGACACATGCGGAGAAACTAATATTATCTGGCAAAACGAGTCCGATACAATCGGGGACGAATCATGCTCATATGTTGCAACAACAACAGTCAACGTTCCCATAGATGACTGCCAATACTACAGATACTTTAGGAGAATAGACGATTACACCGTTGTTCTTGGTGATGTGGACGGAAATTGTGAACAATTGTTCCCCGATTCTATCTGCGACAAAATAACGGAATACTCTGTTGCGGAAGACGGATCATGTTCCTCCTCCTTTTCAGATGGTCCAACAGATCAAGACTGCATAGGGGCTGGAAACTCAAGGGATATAACCATTGAGTATAGTGACCCAATTAATGACTGCTTGCTCGTTTGGCCAGAGTATACGGACTGGCAATCGACCACTTCAATCAGCGTGTCAGCTTATAAATCAAGATCTGGAAACTTGAGCGTTGCTGAAAAAATAACCTACAGGATTCCCCAAGAAATATTGGATGCAATTCCAAGTAGTTATGAAATTTTTATTGTAGAAGAAAAAACAACTTACGACCTAACCGAAGGTTCGTGTGTCGATTGGGTTGCCAACAGTCCAGTTGTTACAGAATATCCATACACGGGGCAAGAGACAGAACTTGATGCAATTTTACAAATCCCCTCTGGTCTTTATGGAGTTGAATTCAATTTGACACTTAAGCTGGTCAAGCAGTGATACTTCCAAAACAAATTGTAGATTTCAGAAAAAAGCGGTGCCAACAAGCCAACCTCCAGTGCGAGGCCGAATTTTCCAATCCGTGTGCAAAATGCCCCAACGATCATTGGGGGCCGATGATGTGCGATGGGCTTTATTCTACGCCATCCATTGAAACAATGGCCAAGTCCATGGCAGAGTCCGCAAAACAATGGGTTGGAAGCGGTTTAAAGATTAGCGATAGCGAAACGTTCAAGAAGCGCATAGAAGCCTGCCATGGGTGCGAATACTGGAATCCAAGGGGATTTCGCGGAACGGGCCGCTGCATGAAATGTGGATGCTCGACTTGGGCCAAGCTCCGTATGGCCACCGAAAAGTGCCCTATTGGGAAGTGGTAACTTTCGGCCTGACGAAGCTCAGAATCCTTGCAGGACCGCCGTCCTTCTTGATCCTCTTTTTCTCGCAGTCAAACTTACCTTCCCGTATCATGTTGTAGATACGAGAGTTGGATAGTCCAGTGACGCTCATTACCTGATCCACAGACCTCCATCCTTCGGCGTTCATCGCCTCAATGGTGGTTTGGGTGTTGTTGTTTGTAAAAGACTCCCAGAGGCTGTCCCATGACGGGACTACAATTTTAGGAGCGGAGCCTTTTGTTCTACCAGTTTTGCTATGTGTTGTTTCCATGAGAATGTGCCCTTGTCTACGGTGAAAGTGATGAAGCCGAAGTCCACCTTGCCAGAGCAACGTCTGGCTCCGAACTTACTACCCGCCCCCTGCAATGCTGGGGTGGTCATGGCAATCCAGTCTGGCCCTCCCGCGAAGTTGTGGTAGTGGACATGGCTGCGAATAAGGACATCGGCCTTGGTCTGCTCGCCCTCTGCTGCGAGGATGGCGTTCCATAGGCGATCCTTGGCCACTCCTGTATGCCGCCCGTGGGGTAATGACGAGCTTCCTGCTGGGTGGTGTTTGAGATCAAAGACGATTCCTTCGACTTCCACCCATGCATGGTCGGTGACTGTTGCCCCAACCCGTTCAGCGATGATGTTCTCCCAGTCTTCCCCGTCACTGGAACTTACATGGTAGGGGGTTCCACGGGTGATAACGATCTTGCAATTCTTGGTCTTGGGAACCATGCGGATGATCTTGGTAGCCATATCGGCTTGATCTTCCATGTCGGGGGCTAGAAGCTCCGTAGCCCCGCTTTTCTTGCCCTTGCCGTCCACCAGATCCCCGTTGACGAAAACGATGTCGTAGGGGCCGTTACGCACAATCTCGCGGGCATACCATGTCCAGTGGGCTTTGTTGATTTGTGCCCAAAGCGGGATTTCCCCATTCTCGTCTTTTTCGGGCAACCAGCCCGTAGGGGTAAGCCCGACACGATGGCCGCAGTGGAAGTCCGAAAGGACGGCTATTTTTTTGCTCATAGAGAGGTTGCTTGGTTACAGAGATCTAAACACCGCGCATACCCGCAGATGTCCGCGACTGAGTCACGATGGCGGGGCGAGTTGGTGAGGCGGGAGAGTTTCACGGCGATCATGCACATGGCGATTTGTTGCGGAGTCACATTCACCCCAAGGATGGCTCCCCACATCTTGGCCTGTTTGGTAAAGTCTTCAATCGGGCTTCCGTAGTCGGTTTGGCGATCATAGGAAGTAAGACGTTTGGCAATGTCGCACACATCTTCTTTCTCCAATCTAACCATAGATGGGTAAAGACGCAAGGGTTTTTCCAGCCATTGAGCCACGGCAACTTCCGCCCTTGCCCCCTTGGACTTCTCCCACTTCGGAAGGAGAACCAACTCGTCGCACTCAAAGACGGCGTCGATATCGCGCCTTGCCGCCTCCTCAATGAACTTGCCGTCCATCTGCGAGTTGTGGGGATCTAGCCCAAGAACCTGATCCATTCTTGCGGGGTTGATTACTTTGTGTCCCGCTTTCAGCAGGGTCTCTTCGGCCTCAAAGAAGGCGGGGTGGTTCAATTTTGGGTAGCCCCTCATGGGGCCACAGATGTATACTGTAGTCATAGAATGTGTGTGGTTAGTGGATCTGGATGCCGTAGTCGGCAATCAGGTCATACAGAATTTTCCTAACTTCTTCAACAGTTGTGCTATCCCAATCGGGATGAGAATTATGGCGAAGATGGCTGCGAAGCTCATTGTCAAAAAGACTAAGAACAGAATAAACACAGCCTGCTTTGCAAGCTCTTTCAAACTCATCTTGCTCTTCTGGAAGGGTGAAGGATAGAGATCCATTAGCCATCTTTGATTACTTTTTTAAGATCCCCGTCATCCAAGTCATCGTCATCCTCGTCCTCATCCTGTCCATAGAGGATATCATGGATGTTGGAGACAATGCCTTCAATAGCGTAGTCATTGCCGAACTTGAGAAAAGCGTTCTTGGTTTCGGGGCCGTCTTGGAAGGTGGCGACGATAAAGCCCGAATCAAAGTACTCCACAAGCTCCTTGGCCAGTTTGTCCAATACCTCTTGGAGTCTCTTGTCGTGAGAGGCCATTGGTTCAGACTTGTTGTTCCCGACAATCTTTGCATATACGAATAACTCCGACATGCGAGATTGTCATTCGTTCAATGTTTTTTGAGCCACAGGCATAGCAATCTTGGCTTTCGGGCTTGCGGTAGATCTTTTTCTTTCGGGGTTTGGGCTGGTCTTTCATCGCGCTGTTGATGGGTTGATTCTGATGTAACATCTTACGTTGGAGAAGGTTCTGGTTTTAAGCCACACGCCGTCACCTGTCTCGCTATCCCTTCCTCCAGCAGCCGATGTATTACCTTCCACGCATTGGAAATTTGTTTTGTTCACCTTGCTGACAATCCCGATATGCGAGAAATCAAAAACGGCAATGTCTCCCACCTTGGGCACCGCACTCTTGGGGATGACCTTGGTTGTAGAGGGACGGGCCTTTGCCCATTCAATATACCCAAATGCTGCTGCGGTCTTGGGCCTCCACTTCTCTGGGGTCAATACCTTGAGTCCCAGCCAAGCTACCGTCTCCCTGTCTTTGAGCCACTCACGAATGCACCAACCAGTAAATGCCGCACACCATGGCCATGCTGCGGGTTTGAGGCTGGTTGCAGCTTGGTATTCCCTCACCTTGGCTCCGCGATTGTTTCCCCCAACCTCCCTGACTCCCACTTGGGATAGGGCGATCTTGACCAGCTTTTCCAGTCCCTTGCCGCTAACTTTAATTACGGGCTTCGGGGTTTCGGCCTTCTTCTTTTCTTCGGCCTCCCGCTGATGGGTGGCTCTGGTTTTGATCTCCTCTTGGATACGAATGGAAAACTCGGCAAGAACAGCACTGGGCCAGTCTTTGATCTTTTGCCAAGTTGTTTCGGGCGAAACAGCAGCCTCTTCAGCCTTCATTACTTACCAGCGTTTGCAGACTCGTTTGCCAATGTCCCAGTTCCTAGAAATCCGCTCCACCTCGGACTCCGATGGTGACGGAAGTCTTTCCATCATCGCCCCGCTTCCCTTTGACCCAGAAGCGGATGGAACTGAGTAAACGGAAAAGGAAACTTCTGCGATCTTCTTCGCGCTTTTTGGTAAATATGGCTTTGAGGATTTCATCTTTGATTGGTTTCACTTGCGCTTGCGTTTGATTGCGGGCTTCTTGACCTTAATAGCCCTGCGGACTTCGGTGTAGGTGATCGGCCCAGCAACCCCATCCACATCGGTATTGACCAAGGCTTGGATCTTCTTGACGCCCTTGGCGTTGATCTCGTTGGTGACGTAGTTGACGATGGATACAAGAAGGGCAACAAGGAAGCCTGTGAGGCTGACCTGATCGACAGACTCGGCCAGCTTGGGATCAACCATAGCGAGGCGAGAGACAACTGTCGCAACCACCATGGCAATAAGCGGGGTGAGGAATCCCCCCAACTTACTGACCAGAAATGCTAGAACTTTATCTTTCATTTGGTATTAGCCCTCAATTTTGGTCCGCTGGACCGCCGATTCCACCGTGAAGCGAATCAGGGACTCAGAGGCGTCGATCCCGTTACGGATGGCGGCAGAGGTCAGCTTTTTGACAGCGGCCTCTCGCTTTTGCGAGCCAGTCTTGCTGGTGTCGGCCAACTCGCGGACGATATCCAGAGCAAGGGGGAGGAGGGACGCTGCTGCGTCAGCAAAAAGCTCGCGGAGGATGGGCGCGTAGAAGGTCCAGATTTTGGAAGGAATACCCAGAAGGGTGGCAAGGAATGATTTCATGGTTTAAGGTTAGACTAGAATCCTTTGGATTTCAAGTAATCTTCGATTCTTTTTGTGCGCTCGTCAATGCGGGCAAGGGTTTCGTTGCGGGCTTGGGCCTCCTTGGAAATCATGTCAATCTTGGCGTCCTGTTTGGCGTCATTGGTCTGGATGTGGCGCATTTGCTCTGGGAGGACAATCCACCCGTTGAGGGCTGAAAATAAAGTAATCATCAGGGCGACCCCCGCAATCAACTCGCTCATGGTCAGCTTTACTCCCCGCTCCATACCTCTGCGTCTTGGAATTTCTT